GGCCGCGCCTGCGCCCGTTCCCATCAAATTCTGAAGCCCCTGCACCGCCTGCGCGCGATTGGCCATAAACCGGGCGTAAGCGTTCCCATATTCCTGACTGCCGGCTTCCTGACCGTAGCGAGCCAGTGCTTTGCCAGTGCCGCCACCTAACAGGCCGCCGCGCGCCGCTGCGCCCTGTTCCAGCGCCCGCTGCCCCTCACGGAACCGGAACGCATAGCCAGGGTCCATTTGAAGTTCTTCGAGCGTCGGCTGGCGGGTATATTCACCGCCCGGCGCGAAAAGCCCGGCGAGCTGGTTGGTAGCGCCCGCGCCAGCCGCCATGTAGGGCTGCTGGAACCCGACGCCCTGACCATAAAACTCCCGCCCGGCCGCTTCGCCAAGCTGACCCTGTGCGAGGAGATCCTCGCGGCCCCTGCCATAAAACTCGCGCCCGGCTGCCGCGCCTTTTTCGGCCATCTCACGAGCCTGCTGAAGCGCCTGCTGCTGGGCAATCAAACCGTAGATGCCGGAAGTCTGCGCAGCCTGCTGCTGCGCGCGGCCAGCCTGCTGCGAGCCAAGGTAGCCAAGGCCAGCGGAAGCCAGACTTGCACCGCCGCTGGCAAGAAGGGGTAATGCTAGTGCGGGAAGAGGCATAGTATGTTCCTAGGTCTTGATGATGTAAAGGACCGCGTAGTTCTTCGGCCTCGTTTCAGTGTTGCCGGTATATGAGTTGTTCACCGTAACGCCCGTGGCCGCTGCGGCCGTGGTCACGCTGGCGTTAGGCGTATAGCCTGCACCTGCGGCGAGCGTTGATCCACCAGCGGCTACTTGCGCGTTAGCGGTGTGTGTGTGCGTAGGATCCCGAACACCGTGGTTGTGGTTCGCGTATGCGTCGGCCTGCGCGCTTGCAAAAGTGCGGCCCACCGTTAACGACGTGCCGAGCGTAAAAGTCAGACCTGTATTTGTCCCGGTAGCATTGGCAGAAATGTTCACGGTCGTCGCATTAAATATGTTGATTATGTAGGAGCCAGTAGGAATGTTAGTTCCGCTTATCGCTTGGCCGACAGACAACGTAGATGTGCTGCTGACAGTTACTACGTTACTGCCATTTGTAGTCGCGCCGGTCCCAATAGTAGCTGAAGACGCCGTAGCCGCTGCCGATATGACAATAGAGTTAGCAGCTACAGATGAAATAGTTGCGCCGGCAGGAATACCAGTGCCGCTGATCGGCATACCGGCGTAAAGATAAGTAGTTGAATTTATGCCGCTAATCGTTGTGCTTGTGTTGGTGGTGATACCACTGACAAACGTCGTATCCTGACTGGTCGCCGTAGCACGGCTGTCAAAACCACGCAAAAACTGACCGCGCAGGTCAGGCACGTTGAACGTCGTAGAACCGTCGCCTGCTCCCCACGTAGATCCGAGAACCGCAAACAACGCTGCATAAGTAGTACGAGAAACGGCCGTGCCGTCACAGATAAGCCAGCCGGAGGGCGCGCTGGACGCGCCGAACGAAATAATAGCGCCGGGCGGGGCGGCTAAAGCGCTGGCCGCAGAGATATTCGTGTCGACATAGGTCTTGGTTGTCGCCTGAAGACTGGTCGTAGGCGACCCCGGCAACACTACAGGGACGGTCGTTGTGATGTCTGTCGTATTTCCGGTCAGAATGGTTGTAGAGTTTGTCTTGACGACATAGTTCCGCGCGCCGCTGACATCGAATATGGAATTGCTGGCGTCGCAGGAGATAACCATCCTTGCCGCGCCGCTGGCCGAGAACTGAATCTTTCCGCTGTTATCAATATCCAGCGCTTCGGACGGCGACGTTGTGCCGAGACCTAGTTTGCCAGTGTTGTCGATGACAAGCGGTGTCGAATCAGGATCGGCGCTGTCCTGCACGCGCAGGGCGTAGCCGGTGCCGGTCTGCGTGATCTTCAGCGCCGGGCTGGACGAATTGGTGTCAATCGTCACGTTGCCGGACAGTGCCGGAGACACGCCGGAAGTCGGCGCGGAGATGTTGTCTACGGTCCATATCTCAACATCGTTGGCGTCAGCCAGCTTGAACTTGTAGGTCGAACCGCCGAGCCAGATGTTGGCCTCGCCCCGGCTGTCCAGAATAACCGGATTGGTGTTCGCCGTGCCGCCCGAACTGTCGGTAAAGGTCGTCTGCGGTGTGGTCGTCCCGGCCGTGTAGGTGTAGAGCTTGCCGCCGACCAACGGCGTGCCGTCGGCCTTGAAGAACTGCATCTTGGCGGTAGGAGTAAGCGCAGCCATTATTCACCTATATTGCACGAAACGGTCAAAATGACCGAAGGGATAGCCGGGCAAAACGCCGTCGCCGGATCAGCCAGTATCTGCACGCCCGTATCTGAAGTCGCCCACATTAACTGAAAATAGTCGCCCGTATTCATTCGTAGCACAAAATTCCACGCGGCGACATACTCTTCATTCGACCCTTTGAGCGTAACGCGCGTTGACGAATCAGGCACATCAACGCCGTTGATCCGGGGCCATATATATACCAGTTTGGTGCTGCCGCTCGTGCTGCTAAGCTGAAGAGAAAACTGAAAGTTATACGCCCCCGGCCTGTCTACATATATACGGGACGTCGGCGTGCCGCGATAGACGCCAGCCGACAGATCCGTGTTGTCAAAAGTAATGGCGTAGGCGGTATTGGTAGCGGCCGCCGTCTGGTCGGTCGTGTCAAAGAACGTGCCGTAGCGTAGCGATCCAGTGCCGAGGATGGCAAACAGATTGTAGAAAAACCGATACCATTCGCGCGAGATCAGGTTGGATGTGATCGGGACGCGCGCCGCCGGGATCTGGGAGATGTTCTCAGGCATTGGTCGGGCTCAGTATGAGTTCAGCGCCCATAATCGCGATCTTGACCGGATCGGTGCCGGACACCTCATAGACACGGTCGCGGATCTTCATTGTCATGCCGAGCCGCCGCCAGATGGTGCGATAGCCATACTGACCAATCTGGCCCATCGACTTCCAGTGTTCGTTTGACCACGTGTGACCGCCGTCGTCCGACCATCGGAGCATGACCTGTGGGTCTGAGCCCTGCCCGGTTACGAGCCCGACGCCTGACTCGCAGTCGAGCTGGAGACTGTGCTGTGTCGTGCGCTTCAGATTGTTTTGCCCCGTGGGTAGCGCCCGCCACGACCGCAACCATTTCTGGATTGTATCAGCCTCTGCGTAGACATTCATGTCGTAGGCGTAGAGAACGCCGCCAACGTAATCGCCAACAACAATTTCGTCGGCAAAGTTCATCTGGTTTTGCCCGCGATGACGGGTGAAGGCGTTATTTTCCCACCCGGCGCGCTCGTGCCATACGCCGGTCGAAACATCGTATACCCACGTTGTATCAGCGGTCGGGAAGTTCAGCACGTAGAAGGCGTGGCCATCCTGCTGGTAGGTGTAGGCCACCGCGTCGGCCAGCGTCGTATATTGCTGGATCTGCCACTCGACGGCGTGGGTCGAAATGCGCTCGCCGGTATAGCCTTTGGATCTATAGACGATGCCGTTACCGCGCGCATCCTTGCCGAGCCAAAACAGACCGTTATCCAGCTTGGCGACAGAATAGGGAGCCTGACAACCGATTTCGTTGAAAGCACCCTGAATACGCGCGAGCGGGAAGTCAGGAAGCCCGGCGTTATACCAGACTTCTACTGAGTTCTGCCCGAACAGCCAGACTTCACGATGGTCTACAATCAACGTAACCAGATTGTCCGGCGACCCCTCGGCGCTGGCGAAATCCAGCGGATCAATCGACGTGCCGTAAAGCGACGTAACCCAGAACTTCTGACTGTTCGGCTGGTTGAAGACAAAGTATCCGTCAAGAAAGCCAACGCCGACCGCGCCGTAAAAGTCAGGGTCCGTAATCTGTGCGAAGGTGTCGGTTCCCGAGTCATAAATGTAACCGTTTGCGCCCGCCGCAATGAACAGTTGCGTGCCATTATCGACCATATTGACAGGATCGACGCCAGCTACGGTTCCCTTGTCCGTATAAACCCAGTTAGAGTCGATTTTGTAAAGCCTGGTTCCCGACACCGCGTAGGCGTAATCCCCAAACGTCCAGAGCCCGCGCACCGGCCCTGTCGGCAACTGCACAAGCTGACGAAGCCCCGGAGCGCGCTGGAGGAAGGCCGGTTGCTTGCCGCCATCTGCGACGATTTCGGGAAAAAGGTTGACCATTCTGTTGTCCGCAGCGTTGACGCTGCGGGCGACATAGCTGGAGCCAAGAATTGGCGTCTGCATCAATAATTACCCGCAAAAATTGAATATCTTTGCCGCGTAGCTATCAGAGAATACGGCATGGACATGACGTCGTCAGGATTGTTGATGCGTTTCAGGTTGCGCTTGCTATACATGGCGATGCGCTGCACCTGCGCCGAGGGCTCGACGCCGAACTCCGGCGCGATCTCGCAGGCCAGATTGTAGCGGAACGCCCGCAGGTAGCCGGGCGGGAACGACAGCGTCGTCGCCAGCGTCGCGGGATTGGTCAGCTCCTCGACCGAAATAATATGCCATTCCAGCGCGCGCAGAGGCACCGGATAGACATACATCTCGATGTCGGGAAACGTCATATTGATCCAGACCACCTGTGGATAGGTGCTGGTCACAGTCTTGACAGCGATGCCGTCATACTGCTGCTGGTTGATGATCTTGATGCCGTAGGAGACGTTGGTCTGCGGATCGCGG